TACCCGCTTCCTTCCGGCGGCTTGGTGCTGACCAAGCCGACCGACGCCGCGCCGGTGGCAGCCCTGGAATATGGGGTGCATATCAAGCGCTATGAGGTGTTTGATGAGTACAAGCTGCGTTTCTCCGACTATGTCGTCAAGGGCTACGACTACTCCAGCGATGCGGCCTTGAAGGGCGCGGTAAAGGATGACGGGATCAGCTTTTTCCGGCCCATGCATATCGTGGCCGACCGGAGCGGGCATGGCCTGGGCGGCTGCGACCGGCGGGCAACCCTGGAGCGCAATCGGAGACTGGCGCGCGCCCATCGCATCGAACTGGAGGTGCAGGGATGGCGTTACCTGGACGCCAATGGAGAGTTTCAGCCCTGGGCGATTAATACCCAGATACGGGTCAGCATTCCCCAAGAAGACATCGACGACGTGTTCCTGATCGGCGAGCGGAGTTTCCGCCTGGATGACAAGGGCGGGAAGGTGACGGTATTGCAGGTAATGCACCGGAGCGCCTTCCTGGGCGAGGAAAAGAAGAAGGCCAAGCGCGGGGCCGGGGTGAAGGGAACGAGGGGGTCTGGGAAATGATCGGCAGCCAGATATGGACACGTCTTCAACTACTGTTCGCCCAGGGCGTGGGCCTGATGGTCGGCGCTGACAAGGTGCAGGTGCGCGCCCTCTCGGAAGAGCCACTGAACAACATCAACCGGGTGGAACCCTACGGCTATTCCTATCGGCCCAAGGCTGGCTGTCAGACCTATCTGCTGTTCCCCTCAGGCGACCGCTCCTACGGCGTGGCCATCGTGATCGGCGACAAGCGCTACCAGATGGACCTGGTGGAGGGTGAGGTGGCCATTCATGACGATGAAGAGAACTGGGTGCATATCAAGCGCGGCGGCATCATTGAGGCCAAGGCCGCCACTAAGGTGATCGCCGATACCCCGCTGTTCGAGACGACGCAGGATGCAAAGATCGGCGGCAATCTGCTGGTGTTGGGAAAGACGAATTCCAACGGCGGCTACTACGGTATAGATGGCGGTGAGGCACAAATGCAAGGTGGGGCCGATGTCACTGGCAGCTTTACCGTGAATGGAAAGGACGTGGGCGATGGCCACACCCATACCAGCACCCCGCCCGGATCGCCGACCTCAGGAGTGAATTGACATGCTGAAACTGGTGCAGACGGATTGGGGCCGGTTCGACCTGGAGTTTGATGACCCGCTTCTCGCCGATGACGAGGCAGCGGTGGCCACGCTGGTCTATGGGGCGCTCTATACCGATGCCGAAGCCCCGGCCGGCCGGGTCGATGACAGCTTCGACCGGCGCGGCTGGTATGCCGATCCTCCCGCCGGTAGCGGCCTGTGGTACGTGCGCCGCCAGCCGCTGAACAGCGATGCCAGGCGCGAGGCCCTGGCCATGATGCGTACTTCCTTGACGGTGCGAGCCCCGGCGCTGACCGATATAGCAATCCAGGAAGTGACGCTGCCAGAGCCGGCAGGAAACATTTCCAGCGTTTTCCTTGAAGTCACGGGCTTCCACAATGGACGAAAGTTCATTGTGCGAGCCCCTTTGTGACTGCTTACGTCAGACCAAGCTACCCCGACCTGATCTCCCGCATCGATGCCGACCTGGCTGCGATGCCTGCTGTTCTGCGGAAAGCACTCTCTACTGCCTGGGGCCGTTCCTGTCATGGCCAGCACGGGCACCTGGATTGGATTGACCAGCAATGCTCCCCCCTGACCTGCGAACTGGAACGGCTCTACGACTGGGCTGCCCTCTACGGCGTTGATCGGCTGAATGCCACTGCCTCTATCGGCAATAGCCTGGCCACCGGCACCGTTGGCACCCAGCTTCTTGCGGGTACTCAACTGCGCGGCCCCAACGGCCTGGACTACACGGTGCAGGCCGCCGTTGAACTCGGGGCCGGTTCATCCCCCGTTTCGATCCGCTGCAACACCAGCGGCAGCGCCGGAAACCTGAATGCGGGGCAGACCCTAACCCTGATTGATCCTGTTCCCGGCTGCGCCAGCACCCTGACCGTCGCCGCGTCTGGACTCTCCGGCGGTGCAGAGGATGAGAATGTCGATGACTGGCGCGTCCGGGTGGCCGATGAATGGCGCACGGTGGTAACCCGTGGGGCACGATCTGGTAAGGACGACGACTACCGTTTCTGGGCCAAGAGCGCCCACCCTTCGGTCACCGGGGCATTGATCCAGCGGCACGTCCTGGGCATGGGGACGGTAGTGGTCCGCCCGATCTGCAACGGCCTGGCCGACCGCCTGCCGACCCAAGCTGTGCTGGATACCGTTGCGGCCTATCTGCTGAATATCGCCCCAGCAACTGCCGACTGGCGGGTCATCGCCCCGATAAAGCGGGCGGTAACCGTCTCCATCGCCCTGTTGCCTGGTTACGATACCGCCGGGAACCGCACTGCCATCGCTGGCGCCGTGGGCGCTGCCGTGCTAGCCGAGGGCAGCGAGACTTCGCTGCTGGCCATGGCAGAGATCGACGGCGCCATTGCTACCGTTACCAGCCAATACACCAGGCTTGAGCCGACCACCGATACGGCGGTGGCAGCGGGCGAGGTGCTGGTGTTGAACCCGATTGTCTGGACATGAAGCTGAGGGCCCATGAAGCTTAGAGCCTATTCCCCCCGCGAGTTCGCCGACGCCCTCAAGGCTCTGCTGCCACCCGGCGCGGCCTGGGAATGGCCGGAAGGCGGCCTGGGCGACAACATGCTGCTGGGCACCGCCGAAGAGTTGGCCCGCATTGGGGCGAATGCTCTGGACGTGCTGGATAACGCTATCGAATCCCACCGCCCAAAGACCAGCAGTTGGCACATCAGTGAGTACCAGCGTGTGGCGGAAGAGGCGCTGGGGGGCGTAGTTGAAACGATGCCGCGCCGCCCCTTCGCCATTGGCAGCAAGGTGGGGGATCGACTGTGGAGCCATGCTGCGCCAGGCCTGGACTTCCCTATACCGCTAGTGCTGGTGGAACACCTGGTGGGGCCTGCCCGTGTGGGTAATGGCCATGGAAGCCGCATTGGTGACCGTTTGTGGGGTAGCCGTGGGCGCTACGTTCTGCGGGTGCGCTACTACCGTTCGGTAGCCGATCCAGCGGCGCTATGGGAGGCCCTGGAGGCTTTCAAGCAATCCCACGTTTTTCTGTGGTTTGAGGATATTTCAGGAGTAGGAGGCAGCTATGCACCTAATTGACGGAGCAGGACACGTCAGCAACACGTTCGTGGCTGAAGACACGGCCACCATGCGCCCACCGACGGAAATTACGCCGGAGATCATGAACGCATTCCAGTTCGAGTTGGCCAACGTCGTTTTGTGGGCACTTGGCGCGGGGTCACTGAACAAGGCCGACAACACTCAGTTGAAGCAAGCGCTGATGGCCAAGTTTGCCCAGTTGGCCAGCCCGACCTTTACCGGGACGCCCTTGGTGCCGACGGCTGCTGCCGGAACCAACACCCAGCAGGCGGCCAGCACGGCGTTCGTGCAGGCCGCCATCGCGGCACTGATAGGTGGCAGTCCTGCGGCCCTGGACACGCTCAAGGAATTGGCTGACGCCCTGGGCGACGATGCGAACTACGCGGCCACAATGACAAATCTGATGGCTGGAAAAGCAGGTCTTGCTCTGGCCAATATTTTCACCAAAGGCCAGTCCGGTACCTGGGCTGCGCTGCCGGCGACCACTGGCACCCTGGCCCCGGACTTCACTGCCTCCAACCTCTTCACTGGCCAGGTTACGGGCAACATCACCTTCGGTAACGGCTACACCGGCCCCGGTGCGGGCAAGGGTGGTTCCTTCATCATTCGCGTGCAGCAGAACGGCGCAACCCTCTATAACTGGTCCTTCGGGAGCAACTGGAAGTATGTGGGAGGGCCATCGGCCATCCCCTCTCAGACCCAAATCCTGGGTGACTGGGACACCATCGTTGGCCAAGTGCTGACCGATGGCACGATTGAATTTGCTGTGCGGAACGACCCGAAATGATCCCCGGCGCCCCTCATCCCCTGCTGATGGCCGGCGGCGGCGACCCCATCGACGAGCTGGGGGCCATCGCTCACATGCTGCGGTTTCGCTCCGCCGCTGCTGCCAGCTTGTCGCGGATGTTCGGTACGCCGACCAGTGGCACGACTTTCACTTACAGCATTTTGGTCAAGCGCGGCGCGCTTTCGGCGCTAATGGAATTGTTTGGCCTCAACGCCGGATCGCCAAATCAAAAGGACGTGCGATTTAATGCCGACGACACTTTCTATTTCATTTACGAACAGAATTCTTCGGCAACTAGTGCATTGCTCCAAACGTCCAGAGTGTTCCGCGACCCAGAGGGGTTGTATCACCTTGTATTGGCTGCCGATAGTACGCAAGCAACTGCCGCCAATAGGCTTAAGGCGTATGTAGACGGAATTCAAGTTACAGCCTTTTCCGCCTCAGCTTATCCTGCATTGAACTACTCGTTTGCTTACGCGGCTGCCGGAGCGCACTACATTGCGCAATCCGGCAGCGGAGCAAATTATTTCGACGGCGAGCTGGCTAACTTTTGCTGGGTCGATGGGCAAGCGCTTCCTCCAACCGCCTTCGGTCAGTTCCACCCGCTGACCGGTCAATGGCGACCAAAGTCGAAGGCCGCGATCCGCTCCGCCGTAGCCGTGGGAGGTGGCCCCCGCAAAGGATGGGGCGCTAATGGTTACTTCTTGCCTTTTGATGCCGGCGACTTCTCTGGCGGCGTGGTCTATGACCGCAGCCAGTCCGATACCGACACCACCGGAAACAATTGGACGCTGACTAACATCAACGTCACGACCGCTGGGCCGACGTTCGACCTGCTGAATGAT